AAAGAACATGAAGAAAAAGCGTCAGTTGAAGACTTCTAAAATCATACAACATAGATATGATAACCCACATGATACTTTAGAACAGATTGGGGAAAACTTTANTGTTTCTCGNCAATANATATTTAAAGTATTAAACCAAAATGGGGTCCCAACAATTAGGGCGAAGAGAAGTAAAGATACTCATTGTTTATACTGTAAAGAAATAAGTAAGACAAAAATACATAAAGGTAAGTGTAGATTTAATTATTATAATGTAAAAGTTAATTGTGCCACTTGTCATGTTCCCTTTTATAGAAAGCGAGGACAAATTATACAAAAGTATAGAGAAGGGTATAATAAAATATATTGTTCAACTACTTGTTATTATAAAGGTAGAAGAGAGGTTGACAAAAATTGATTTTTTTGACATACTATTATAAAAGAGCATTACGGAGGTAAGATAATGTTACAACCATTTTTTAAAGATTTTGATGAATTATTTAATTCTAATTGGGTAAATTTTGTTACGACAGATAAAAACCCTATGGACATTGTTGAGAGAGACAATGAATACGAAGTAAAGGTAGTAGTTCCGGGAGTTGCTAAGGATGACCTATCTGTTTCTATTGACAATGGAAATCTAGANATTAAAGCAACAAGCAAAGTAAAGACAAATACTGAAAAAGATGTTTTTATCATCAATGGAATTAGAGACATGTCATATAGTAAAAGTATTCCAAACATAAGAAAATTTGGCGTAGAAGAAGGTAAAATTTCATCTATTTATAAAAATGGAGTACTTTCAATTATATTACCTAAAGCAGAAGAAGCAAAGCCAAAGACTATTGATATTGCAATAGAATAGTGAAAACAGATGTAAACGTGACTCTAGAAGTTAACAAAACTTTAGAGGCATATATTAGTTTCCTCCCCTCGAAGGGGCGAGAATTAATACACACATCAAGAGAAGAAGATTCTGACTCAATGGCAGTATTAATTGCGATTCATTGGGTTTGTCATCATCCTGAAGTAGACGATAAATTAAGTGTTTTAATTGTAAAAGAATTAAATAACATAATTGATAAATTAGAAAGTTCGACAGATTCAATTAAGTCTGTCGCATCTTTGTCATTAACTCCTGACAAATGTTTTGCAGAGTGTTTTAATAAGTGGGAAGATTACTGGTACATAAGGAAAACACTTCCTTATTTAGAATTATTAATAGGTCGACCAATGTATTTATTACCAAACCCTAACGAAAAAGTTTCGTTAGGAGAAAGATTAAGAAATGAGGCTACATTACGTAAGAGANCAAAAAATAATGGAAATAAATGATGATTTAGTCACTCAATGGAATCCTAAAATACAAAAAATGGTGTCTAATTCATTTATATTAGGATTAGATAGAGAAGATGTTGCCCAAGAACTACGAATATCTTTAATAAAAGCAGCGAAAGCCTTCGATGAAAACAGAGGAATTGTGTTCCANACATATCTCCACACATCTTTAGTAAACACAATNCGTACTTTAATCAGTAAAGCCCAAAGACAACCAGACCAAAGAAGTTTAGATAATGTATTTCCAGAGTCTGGACAACTTCCACAATCAATTGCTTATGCACTTATTGATGATAGACCCGAAAATTTAATTGCAGAGATAGAGTCAAAGTTATTTATTGATGCTCAAGGATTAGATGATAAAGAAAAATTTTTTCTTAAATTAAAATTAGAAGGTTTAACGATGGAAGAAATCACAGAAGATTTAGGGGAGAGTGCCTACAAAGTTAGACAATCCCTAAGAGAAAAGCTTGAAAAGTTATCCGATGAATTTTTTAGATATAAATAATTTAAATGCCAAAGATTTGTATTCCTTATTTAATAATTTATACAAAGAGAAATATGGTGTAGAATATAAGGGTGTTGGGTTTATAGGCAATGAGATGAAGAAAATGAAAGAAGTTGTTGAGGAGTTTGGTAGTGGCAGTGTTGCATGTGCTATATCTAATTGTATTAGGAATAATGATAGGACAGTAAATGTACCTTATTTTACAGCAGGAATAAAATATTATCTTATCCCGCATAATCCAGAAATTTATTGGTTTATAAAATATTATGGTAATCCATCAACTAAAAAATTATTTAGGGAGTATNTGTTTTTAGATTCTACATGGTTGCCTACAGCATCCAAAAGAAAAAGACGAAAAGAAATTTTACANATATTAAAGGAATGGGTACAAGAGAAAAAAAATGAGACGAGAAAAAGGGTTACTTAGACCCCAAAAAAATAAGAAATTTAAAGNATTNTATAAAATTATTGGGGTGTCGAGTAAAGACAACAAACCCTTTGAGGTAGCTACGTACAAAGACTTTGAACAAGCTAAACAATACATTGACAATAATACCTCAGATAGTATATCCTATTACGTACATACAGATGAAAATAGAATACTTTATAGTAGTAATGACGTTAATAAAGGAGAATTAAATGCCTAGTTTTGAATACATAGAATCAGCGGTAGTGTTGGGGTTAGATAATAAAACTAACCTACGTTCATTTAAACATTCTAAAAAAGATTTTGCTAGACATGGTGATGCTTATGATTTTATATTAGACCATTTTGATAAATATGGCGAGTTTCCTTCCACAGATATGCTCTGTGAAAACTTTCCAACTGTAGATAAAACAGCCAATTCAGTAAATTTTGATTATGCAGTTGAGACATTTAAAGACCAAGTACTTCATCGAGTTATTGTAAAAACTGTTCAAGCTCAAAAGGAAAAAATAAAAGAAAATCCAAAAGAGGCTTTAGCAAATATAATGGTAGGATTAACAGACATTGAGGTTGTGTATGATGAGGATGTTAAATCTTATGATGATGGTGCAATATCTAGATTAGATGAGTGGAGAGAACGAACTAAGAAAAGAGAGATGGGTGATGGACTNATGGGTATTCCCACAAGTTTTAAAAGCATTAACGACACAGGGGTAGGTTGGAGTCCCGGAGAACTAATAGCAGCGTTTGCTAGACCAACAATTGGTAAAACATGGTTATGTGTTCATTCAGCCGCTACAGCGGTTGCTAATGGATATAAAACTCTATTAGTTTCAACTGAAATGCCTTCACGAGCAATCAATATGAGATTAGATGTAGTACTAGGTAAAATGTTAGGATATAATTTTTCTCATAGGGCTTTACGACATGGTGACCCACTAGATGAGGAAAAGTATCGAGAGTTCTTAGAGAAATCAAACTCAAGGGATTTGTTGGTATGTGACCACATTTCAGGGGCAAATGGTATTTCTATGGAAGCCATAGCAGGATTAGTTAGAAAACATAATCCAAAATTTGTAGTCATCGATGGTGTATATCTTGTAAATACAGGAGATTCACGAAGGGCAGCATGGGAACAATCACACATGTTGTTTTATGGATTGAAGAATCTTGCCACTTCTACAAACACACCTATTATGGTATCAACACAAGCAACACGAGAGGCAGCCAATATGTTTACTCCACCAAGAGCAGACCAAGTTGCCTTTGGAGATGCTTTAATTCGTGCCGCAGATGTAGCATTAGCTATGTGTGCATTAGAAAATGAAGATGATAAAAGACTAGTTCAATTCCAAAAATATCGTGATGGAGAATTAACAAAGGATTTAACAGTTATGGATTGGCAAGTAAACAATGGTAATATAGTTGAATTACCAAATTATGAATGGGAAGACTTTTAAAGGAGGTTTATGATGAATATATTTGAATTTTTAAAGGGTGATGACTCTAATGTTGTAGTGAAAACCCTAAAAGGAAAATATGGGAAACGCAAACCCATTAGTATTACAGTTGGTAACATATCTGATGGATATGTATATGACACCAATGGTAATAAGAATGAGATTGTTGTATTTCTAAGAAAAGACAAGAAAGACCGATACCAATAATGGTAGATTGGTTTTCAGTCTTGACTGATTATGGGATAGATGTTCCAAATACTAATCAGTTTATTATCCATTGCCCTTTTCACGAGGATGGGAGACAAAGTTGCTCAATTAATCTTGATAAGGGTGTTTGGATATGTTTTGCAGGTTGTGGGCAAGGTAGCTTAAAATACTTTATCTACAAATATACAGGCAAACCATGGAAAGAACTTGATACTGAATTAGAAGAAAAGACTTGGGAATTAGATTTGAGTCTTTTTGAAGATGAAATAAAAGTAGAAGATTTAGAAGATAAACCTGTTAAAGAACCAGAGAATTTAAAAGACGTACCAACTAATCATTGGATATACAAACGAGGGTTTTCAAGGGATTGTGTTGCTCAATGGGGATGTAAGTCAAATAATTATGATGATTTTTTAATTCCGGTTGAAAATACCAAAGATGAAATTCTAGGTTGGATTAACCGAAGAAGGGCTGCAATACCTAAATATTTATTTTCATATGGGTTTGCAAAGTCTCATAGTTTGTTTGGAATAAATCAAATTTATAGTGCTGAAACTTTATTTGTAGTTGAAGGTGCATTAGATTGTATGTGGTTAC